TTCCAAATCGTCTCGATGTTATTCCAATTCGCGAACAGATTCTGATTATGGATGTCAATGATGCAACAGTTACGCTTGTAGGTGAGACTCGTTAATGGCAGTCACCGATAAGATTTCAGCACTGGTCAAAGATCAGTTCCCGGACTTTTATAAAGAAGAAGGGGAAAACTTCCTCGCGTTTGTCCAAGCATACTACGAGTATATGGAGCAAAATGGGAAGATGACTGATGCGATTCGGAATCTTGAATCGTACAAAGATATTTCTACCACAACCGATGATTTCATTGCGTATTTTATCAATCAGTTTTTACCGGGAATACCTTTAGATGTTGCCGCAAATAAAAAACTATTAATCAAATACATCAATCAAGGTAACCAAGCACGAGGCACTTTAAGTGCATATAAACTATTATTTCGTGCTTTATACAATGAAGACATTGAGGTGGCGTTTCCTGCTGATCAGATTCTAAAAGTATCAGACGGTGATTGGAATATTGATCGATATCTTGTAGCACCATATGATCCAAACAACTACAACTTCATTGGACAAACCATCAAGGGTGCTGAATCTGAAGCAGAAGCACTGGTAGAAGATGTGACTCGTCGTACCGTAAAGGGACGAGACTTGATGCAGATTTTTGTATCAAATGTACGAGGCACTTTCAACCATTTAGAACCAGTGCGACTCAAAGGCGACATCGGTGGTACTGGACATGCACCAATCGTTGAAGCAGGTATTAACTCAGTTGATATTATCACACCGGGCGGTGAGTATGCACCGGGAGATATATTAGAACTGCTTTCTTCTTTAAACGGTGACTTTGCAAAAGTCGTTGTTACCTCAGTTCAAGACTTGGGCGGTACTCTTACATTCTCATTGGTAAATGGTGGTTCTGGTTATACACCATCTACCGATCCGGGCGGTTCAATTATTGAGTTTATCGGTGGAGACGGTTCAGACCCCGCAAATTTTCAAATTGGTTCGTCAGATATTGTTGATACTTTTGCAATATCAATCAACACAGACTTAATTACATCAAATACAATCTTTGGTGAAAATGCTCCAACGATTACTTCAGCAGATGGTTTTGATCGCAGACTTGATCTGTTTGCCAACATGGTATTATCATCACCAGATTACGGTTTCCGTGAAGCAGGACAGATAAGCAACAACTTAGACTTTCGTGATCACTCCAATGCAGTGATCGTTATTGCAAATACTTCTGATCCAAGCATCGGTGTGGGTGCTTCACTATTTGGTGTTACCTCTGGCGCGAACGCAACAGTCAATGCGATTGCTCGTGCATACAACAGTACAGATGTTGTTCTCCGTATCAATGGATACAAGAACTTCTCTGGTTCGGAAAAGGTTAATATCTCAACTGCCTCTGGCACAACAGTCGGTACGGTATCATCATTCTCTGGCAACACGATTGGGTATCATGTCGCACAGATTGGTTGGATTGCGAACACAGAAATATCTCCTCTGTTTGAGGGTGATGAAATTGTAGGAAGAACATCTGGTGCATTTGGAGTGGTCAAAAAGATTGTTGATCTTACTGCAAATGGTTACAACCGTGGTGTTGGTGGCGCAGATGATAGAGACTTATATACAGTTCAAATCACTGCGAACACAACCGCAAACTTGACATCTCAGTTCGATACTGGTCCAATGAAACGCTTCCTTGAAAACGAAGGACTCCGTTTAGTCAGTTCAAACACAACAGTTGGCAATGTAGTATCATCTACATCAAACAGTGCTGTAGAAAACATATACAGTCGTCTTTCCGATGCCCTAAATTTTGAAGCATCAACATTCGGCACAATTGCATCATTATCCTTGCCTGTAGGCGGTTCTGGTTATTCTGTTGCTCCAACGATTCGTGTGACAGAAGCAGACATTGCATCTCTTGGTATTGGCGAAGTTGTTTTGACGCTTCAATCTGACGATGTGAACTGGAATAGTGGAAACTCCACTTTTACAAAATTAGATACTACTGATAAAATAGTTCAATCATCTACTGGCGCATCTGGCGATGTCAAAGGTACAGGAACCCCCGGTCGAGCAATCAATACCATTCAGTATGCAAACGGCACTTACGAAATGGAAGTCCGTGTGTTCCAAGACTTCTTACAACGAAAACCCGGTAATATTAACTACGCAAATAATGAATTGGTAACTTTACAGATTATTGATGGTGCTTATGTTCCGGGTACAGTAGATACTCGTCCAGTTTCAGATACTGGTACTGCAAAGATTGTCTCGATTGAAGATCGTGGTGTACTTGGTGAAAACGCAGTTATCACCGCAGGGGTTGGTGCAAACGGTACAATCACAGGACTCCGTGTATTAGATTCTGGTTTTGCTTATCGTGACAATGAGATTGTTATCGTAGAACAAACAACTCGTCCTTTGGCAACATCAGCACAAGTCAGAGTGAATCTAAGTGGTGTGGCAAACGCAGAAGGATACTATGCATCTACTCGTTCGCATATCTCTTCTGCTCGTGGTTATTTACAAGATGGTGAGTTCTATCAAGAGTTCTCATACCAAGTACAGTCGCCACTTTCATTAGATCGTTATCGCGATATTGCATTGGAATTGGTGCATCCTGCGGGTCAAGCAATCTTTGGTCAGTTCCGTCTTCAGTCGAATGCTGATGTCGATATTATAACATCAGCAAACAACTTTATTCGTGCTCAGTCTAACGGTACGATTGCTCTCAACGATGGAAGTTTCGATATCACTGGTACAAGCACTTCCTTCCTTGCAGAATTTGCAAACAGTGGCACTATAATTATTGAATACGCTCAAGATCAGTTCTATACAATGCCACTAAATATAGTAACAAATGATACAACAGCAAACCTAAACATTGCTTGGGCAAATGGAAACATTGCCTCTGCAAATGCTTATTACACTCAAGGGAACATCTCGTAATGGCAGTTTACAGATACGCAACCAAAGATTTATCGATCAACAACGCGCAAGCATTTATCTCTGCTTTGAATGCGTCTGATGGTCGTAATACAAAAAACTCTGTGATTCTTTACGCAGTGATCGGAAATCAATATCCGTATGCAAACGAACCGACTCCAGTGAATCCTGATGATAACGAACAGTTTCTTCAGTATGAGGCACATCGTGAGTTTATTGGTGGTAAGAAAATCACAACTGGAGATGTCTCGCATGTAGCACCTCGTTATAACTGGACATCTGGTACAGTCTACTCAATGTATCGCGATACAGACGAAGATATGTATGAGCGCGTGTACTATGTAATGACAGATCAGTTCAATGTCTATAAGTGTCTGTTTAATAACAAAGGCGCGGCATCCACAGTCAAACCTACTGGATTCTCAACCTCCGCATTTACGACTTCTGATGGGTACACTTGGAAATACATGTACACCATCTCTCTTGGTGATGCAAATAAGTTTTTGACATCCGTCCATATACCAGTGAAAACACTGACTGCATCTGATGGTTCAACAGAATCAGATCGCCAATTCGCAGTACAGAATGCGGCAGTCAATGGTGCAATCGAAGTTATTGAAACCGTAAATATTGGTTCTGGTTATCATGAGGTTGCAAACGGTGTTGTTGAAACTGGTGGAAGATTGACTATTCGTCTTTCTGCGGCAGGTGACACCCCTCCTTCTCCAATCGACAACTTCTATAATGGTTCTTCAGTATACATTATCTCTGGTACTGGTGCAGGACAATTGCGTCGAGTCGTTGATTATGCAGGATCGACTAAAACCTTGACTGTCAATACTGCTTTTGCTACAACACCAAATACAGACTCTCGCGTGATTGTTTCTCCGACACTAACGATCATTGGTGATGGTATTGGTGCAAAAGCATATACTCGTGTAAATGCAAATACTGGTTCTATCGATGCTATCAATATGATTGATAAGGGCAGTAAATACACTCGTGCTCAAGCACTGATTACTGCAAACTCAATTCATGGTACTGGTGCAACTGCCAATGTAGTTATATCAACGGTTGGGGGACATGGAAGCGATCCGGTACGAGAACTTGCCGCAGACAAAGTGATGTTGAATGTTCAGTTGAGAGACACAACCTCTGGTATTTCTGCAAACGGTAATGGATACATTCCTTCAAATACAGAATTCCGTTCAATTAGCATTCTGAAAGATCCTGTTCTCAAGTGTGATGCAAATAATAATCTCTTGCAAGTAGAATCAATCGCAAACACATCAAACAGTCCTAATACTTTACGATTTACAACACGCCTTCAAATTGCTTATAACACGAGAGAAGAAGATCGGGATGATGAGAAAACTTTGTTTGTTCGCGACATTATTACAAACGCAAGGACTAAATTAAAAGCAGAACTTGGAACACTTCAGTTTGTAACCGATCTCTCTCCAATCACTCGCAGAACAAATTCATTGGCAAATGCAGTAAAAGGCGCGAATGGAAATATCGTATATATTCGTGAAGATGAAACAATTGCTGATTCAGAGTTCTATACAGTATACCTAAATAATGTAGAAGGATATGCTGACAATGTGCCGTTCACAAAAGATGATGTGATTCTCAAGAGCACAGGAGACGATGAAATTGCAACAATACAAGGAATCAAAGGACCAGAGGCAAACACATTCTCTGGACAGATTCTTTACATTGAAAATATACAAGCAGTCACTCGTGATCCAGATCAATCAGAAGATATTAAAATCGTATTGGATTTTTAAAGGTAGTATAAATGGCAATCGAAACCAATCTCAATCAAAGTCCCTTTTTTGACGACTTTGACGAAACCAAAAACTTTCATCGAGTTTTGTTCCGTCCGGGTTTTGCAGTACAAGCACGAGAACTGACTCAACTTCAAACTATTCTGCAAAATCAGATTGAACGATTCGCAAATGAAGTAGTCGTTGACGGTACAGTCATCACTGGTGTTGGTCTCAAAACAGACACTATCGATTTTGTTAAACTGCGCGACAAAGATGCCAACAACCGTGTATTATTGTTGGGCGATTTCTTTGAGAGTGGTGTCGTCGCGAATGCAACTGTAACTGGTGCAACGACAGGTATTACTGCTCAATTGATTGATGCAAAAGAAGGTTCTGAGGCAGCAGACCCCAACTTCCTTTCTATCTTTGTCAAGTATACCAATTCTACTAATAAAGTCACTGCATTTACTGTCAGTTCAACACTTGATGCGGATGCAGGTACTGGATACTCAAACGGTGATGTCATCAAGGTAAATGGTGGCGTTGGTGTGTCGGCAAATGCTACAGTTACTACTGGCGCATCAAATACTTCAGTTGTATCTCTTACTGTTGTAGATGGTGGTTCTTATACTACTTTCCCTTTACTTACTGGCGCACCAACAACCGCAGAAACTGGTAGTGGTACTGGTCTGAAAGTTGACCTAACCATGACATCATACAAAACATTCGCAGACAATGAAGTATTGAATGTTCGTCGTCGTTCAAATACTGAGTTTCTGGTTGCCGCTAATACTATCACATCAAGTGCAACTGGTCAAGGTTTCCGCGCAACAGTTTCTGATGGTATTGTGTATCACAAAGGACACTTCATTCGTGTTGCTCCACAGTCACACATCGTAGAGAAATATTCAATAACTCCAAGCAAGAAGATTGGTTTTATCACTGCCGAATCAACAGTAGACTCCAACGAAGATTCGTCACTGCTCGATAACTCAACTGGTTCGACTAACTTTGCCGCACCGGGTGCGGAGCGACTCAAGTTACTACCAACTTTATCGTCTCGCGATTTGACTGCCGCAAACACAACTACATTCTTCACAATTGCAACAGTCGAGAATGGATCAGTTATACAAAGACGCACAGATACGACTTACTCTGATCTTGGACAATATATTGCACAGCGTTCGTTTGAAACAAACGGTAACTATGCCACTGAACCATTCAACATTCGTATTCGCGAGCATCTCCGTTCAACAACCAACTTGGGTCGTTACAATTTAGATGGTGGTGGCGACAACAACAAACTCGTTGCTGAAATTGAAAAAGGAATTGGTTATGTGAATGGTAACCGCGTATCACTTGAGTCTCCAGTATTCCGTGATGTCGACAAAGCAACAGACTTTGAAACAAAAGACGCTCGCGTCATCGGACAAGCAATCGGCAACTATGTCTTTGTAAAAGAAGTTGTTGGTACTTGGGACTTCCAAGGACTCCGTGAAGTCTCTCTCCGTAATGCAGTTCAAAACGGTGTATCTGGCAAGGATTATGGCGCACAGTCTGCTCAAGGTTCGGAGATCGGTACTGCAAAGATTCGTGGTATTGCTTACGAATCTGGTGCAACTGGTACAGTAGAAGGACGAGTTCGTCTCTACATCTTTGATATTCAGATGAACTCTGGAAGTTCTTTCTCTGATGTTCGTGGTATCTATGAGAACAACGCATCTGGACCGAAGTCTATGGCAGACTTGGTACTTGAGTCTGGTATTGCTGTTCTAAAAGAGTCTGGTAAGAATACTCTTGTATTCCCATTCACTCAGAAGGGTACTAAGACACTTAAAGACGCAGACAACAATGTCGATACACAGTTTGTATTTGCAACTGAAGCAACTATTCAGTTCAGTGGTGGTTCTGGTACAGTTCCAGTATCATCTAACGGTGCTCACGCAGGTGGTACTGAATCAATGAACGATACTGGTACGCTGACACTTGCAGATCGACGTAATATCTTTGTTGTTGCTAAAGCACAAGTCGACACTGCCGATCATACTGGTACAATTACCGACATCGCAGGTAATACAATCACTGGTTCATCAACTACATTTGCTTCTACTTATGCTGTTGGTGACATGATCAAAATTACTGATGGTGGTAACACATACACTGAAATTGTATCTGAAATTACAAGTGATACAATACTCAAGACGATTGGTGCGATTGCAGTCACGCGAACAGGCGCGACACTTGGACATGCGACTCGTTTTCCAACAGGTCGTGTTTTTGATAGTGCAAACTTGAACATTACATCAACTTCTGGACAACACTCGATTGACATTGTTCCGTTGCAAAATACTGCTACCTCTTTCTCGACTTCAGTATACTACAATGTACTCCGTACTGATGCGGTTCAGACTGCAAAGACTGTCAATAAGAGCAAGTACATTCACATCGATACTGGTTCTCACAGCGCAAGCAAGAACGGTCCTTGGTCACTTGGTGTGTCTGATGCCTATCAGTTAGAAGCAGTTTATGTTGGTGGTAACACAACGGTTACTGCCGCAAACAATAATCTGACAGAGTTTGAATTG